TTCAGGGATAAGAATAGCACGGAGATAATGCCTGATGAAACCAATCACATTGCACAGATGTACACCCGTTTATTTCAGCGTAAAAAGATATACCATCCCTGCCATTGCAATCCCAAGGCATGGCAAGAAATGATTAATCACCTAAATTACATTTGGGATACCTACCAATAGAATGGAGAAACCAATTATAACAAAATCGTATTGGTGTGATAGATGGTATTGGGCGGTGTGGTTTAAGGGGGTACGACATGGATTGTACGAAACCAAGTTAGAGGCACAAGAAAAAGCAAAACAATATGAGAAAAGAAATAGTATCAATCAGTCGGTTGAGCAACAACAAGGGGCAAATTAAGGGCTTACCCAAAAATCCGAGGTTTTGCAAGGACCACAAATTTGTACAATTAAAACAATCCATCAAGGAAGACCCCGAGATGCTTGAATTGCGTGAGGTTATTGCCGTGGATTACAATGGGGAATTGGTAGTTATTGCTGGAAATATGCGTTTGAATGCGTGTTTGGAATTGGGAATTAAGGAAGTACCATGTAAGATATTGCCCCAAGATACGCCCATCGATAAATTGAAAGCGTACACTATCAAAGACAATGTTGGATTTGGTGAGCATGATTGGGACGCATTGGCAAACGATTGGGATGTGGAAGAGTTAGCCCATTGGGGTTTGGATTTGCCGATTGAGGCAGTCGATGAAGATGAATTGGAATCATTTGATGAGGAAGAATCATTTATTATTAAACTAACTTGTAATTCATTGGAAGAACAAGAGAAAATATATATTGAACTAATTGAAAAGGGATTTAACCCGAATAAGATATGAAAGCATATAGACACCCAAGCAAACAATTACCATCCGATGGGTTACACGTATTAATCGTGGATATATACGACAATAAATTTATTGCCTATTACGATGGAGAGGATTGGTTTGATGCCCATACCGAAGAACATATCCAACACGTTGAATGGTGGATGTATATTCCAATAACACCAAGCGAATGAAAGTTTGTGTAATAATGGATGGCATGAGTGCGGTAACGTACCACAGATTGGCAATGCCATTTGCCATGATACGCCATTTTGGACAACTGGATGTACACTTTGCAATCACCCAACCCGATATCGAAAAGGTAAATGCCAAAGATTACGATGCCATTGTAATATCCCGATTCCTACGATATAATACCAAACTTTTGGTAGAGTGTAAAAAGCACGGTACAAAATTAATCGTGGACAATGATGACTTTTGGAGTATTCCAAAGCACAACCCTGCATACAAAATGTATCGAAAACATGCCAAAGATGCGGTAATGAATGCCATTAAACATGCAACACGTGTAATAACCACCACCCCACAATTGGCAGAGAAAACAAAGGAGTTGAATCCCAATGTGTATATCTGCCCCAACGCCTTAGATTTGGAAGAACCACAATGGAACGCCACGGCAGCGCATCCTTTTACAATTGGTTATGTTACGGGATCAAGCCACCTTTATGATGTGAAACTATTGGAGGGGCAGATGGATAAGATTTGTACCCAAAACAATGCCAATTTCTTATTAGCGGGATATGCCCCCATGCATCCAATATCAATGCAGATGGAGTACTACATTACCCAAACCAAAACGGAACGCCCTACGTGGTTCTATATAGGTGAGGGGGTAAATGTATTGAACTATGGTAAATATTATTCATTTATGGACGTTGCTATTGCCCCACTAGAAAAAGACCAATTCAATAAATACAAATCCGAATTAAAGATTGTGGAGGCAGCCGCTTACAAGTTACCCATCTTCGTATCGGATGTTGACCCTTACACAAACCACCACGATAACAAGGGGGTGATATTCATAAAAAACAACGATTGGAGTGTAATGAATGAATATTTAAACAACAAACCACTACTTAAAGAACTAGGGCAACACAATTACGATTATTGCCTTAAACACCATAATTTGCATACTATCAATGAAACACGAATCAAAGCAATTACAGATTGAACGGGCAACTATTGCCGATGATGAATATACACCATCCAAAACCATCCGAGTTTTGCAGTCGGGGCATTTGGGGGATTTGCTTTATTCAATGCCGTGGGTTAAACGTGCAGCCGAGGTAAATAATGCGAAGGTGGTATTTAATGTAGGATTCAATGAGGTATCGGGAACGCCCAACCATCCAAGTGGAAAGTTCTGTATAAACGATAACACTTACAACTACATCAAACCATTGTTGGAATATCAATCTTATATTTCCAAGGTTCAAAAACATGACCATCATTTGGTGGATTATAACTTTGACCAATTCCGAAGATTGGGTTTGAATTTAGCCGCTGGGGATTTAAAAAGAAATCATGGATATGTCTACCCCGAATTGCAACACGATTTATCCGCCCCATGTATACAAGCCCCCACGAATAAACAATACAAGGATATTATCGTTATTAATTTGACCGATAGATATCGTAACCCAAAAGTTGATTATCGGGTATTAGGTAATTATCATATTGTCTTTGTTGGATTGGACCACGAATACGATAATTTTTGCCAAAGATATTATTTAAAGCCCGAACGCATTATGATTGAAAACGCATTACAGATGGCAACCCTACTTAATTCGTGTAAGTTGTTTATTGGAAATCAATCCTCAACCTTTGCCATTGCAGAATGCTTAAAGATAAATAGAATGTTGGAGGTGTACACTCCATGCCCAAACGTAATGCCTATGGGGGCAAATGGGTATGATTACATTACCCAACATGGATTAGAAACATTGTTAAAAAAATTGACAAATTAATTGGAAACTAATTCGACAATTATGGCAAACGAACAGAACTTAATACCACCACCAAAACCAGGGGAAATCAGAAATCCCAATGGCAGACCCAAGGGCAGCAAGAACCGTAGTACCATAGCCCGTAAGTGGTTAGAGGCAATGCAGGATTCCAAAAACCCAATTACAGGCGAATTGGAACGATTAACCCAAGAAGATATCATGACATTGGCATTGATAAAAAAAGCCCGTGGAGGCGATGTAAATGCGTATAAACAATTGATGGATTCTGGATATGGATTGCCGAAACAAACCATTGAGCAAGTACAAGAGCAACCAATATTTAACGGCATTGATTTGGAAGTAGATGGACAAGATAAACCCGAATCATTATAAATCCGATATTGAGTGTATTGATGCGATTAAAGCATCCATGTCCCACGAACAATACATTGGATATCTTAGGGGTAACGTGATGAAATATACATGGCGTTATGACAAAAAAAATGGGGTTGAGGATTTAAAGAAAGCCCAATGGTATTTGGATAGATTGGTAAAAGAACTATAATGCTACAAGCAACCACGGCACAAAAGAAAATAGCAAAGTTAAAAAAGCGGGTACGCATTGTGCGTGGTGGCACATCCTCATCCAAGACATTCTCAATTATTCCAATGCTTATTACCTATGCGGTGCAGAAACCAAGCACGGAGATAAGTATAGTGGCGGAATCCATCCCCCATTTGCGTAGGGGTGCTATTCGTGATTTCCTTAAAATTATGCAGATGGTAGGCATGTACGATGATAACAAATGGAATAAATCATCCTTGACCTATACATTTAACAACGATTCATTTATAGAGTTTTTTTCAGCCGATCAACCCGACAAACTACGAGGTGCAAGGCGTGATGTGTTATTTGTTAACGAGTGCAACAACATAGAATGGGAATCGTACTATCAAATGGCAATTCGTACCCGAAAGTTTATATACCTAGATTACAACCCAGTAACTGAATTTTGGGTGGATACGGAATTGATTAACGACCCCGATTCCGAAATGGTAGTATTAACCTACAAGGATAATGAGGCGTTGGATGCATCCATCGTTAAGGAGATTGAAAAGGCACGTGATAAAGCAGAAACAAGCGACTATTGGCGTAATTGGTGGGCTGTATATGGGTTGGGGCAAATTGGTAACTTAGAGGGCGTTATATTTAGCAACTGGAAACAAATTGATACCATCCCCAAGGAGGCACGATTAATTGGGTGCGGATTGGATTTCGGTTATTCGGTAGACCCCACGGCAATTGTGGAAGTGTATCAATACAACAACCAACGGATATTGCATGAGGTGTGTTATCGGACGGGGATGATTAATAGCGACATCGCCAAGATATTGCCCAAGAATGTACCCATCTATGCAGATAGTGCAGAACCGAAGTCAATTGAGGAAATTAGGCGGTTTGGTGTACCTATTAAACCAGTTACCAAGGGCAAAGATTCCATTAACTTTGGAATACAGATAATGCAAGGACAAGAGTATTTGGTTACCAAGGATTCCACCAATTTGATAAAAGAATTGCGGGGATATTGTTGGGATAAGGGCAAAGATGGTAAAACACTACCTATTCCCATTGGCACGGACCACATCATTGATGCGGTAAGATATCATGAAATGGAAACCATGGGATTACGCAAGGCATACGGAAATTATGATATCCGTTAATTACAAACACAAAATCAATCGTTTTATAATAGAATGAACAAAACACTTATAGTGCCATCGTCATTGAATGATATTCCATTGCAACAGATGTTGGAGTATCAGCAATTGAACCCCGAATTGGATGACCACGAAAAAGCCATCCAAGCGGTTAGTATATTTTGCAACATTTCTGTTAAAGAGGTAACCCAAATTCCCTACGAGGTATTAAGCCGCACCGTGGATTTAATCAAAAAGGCATTGGATGAAAAGGCAAAGTTTGAACACAAGTTTGAATTGAACGGGGTTAAATATGGGTTTGTGCCTAATTTGGATGAGTTAAGTACGGGATCGTTCGTAGACATTGAGAACTATTACAAGAACAACGAATTGTATCGTGTATTATCCGTGTTGTATCGCCCCATTACCATAGAGGGGCAAAAAGGAAGATACGACATTGAACCCTACAAAGGGAAGATAAACGAGGAGTTTAGGTTAATACCGAGCGGCATCGCCTATGGTGCAATGGTTTTTTTTTGGACTTTAGGAATCGACTTGTTGAATTGTACCCTGAAGTTCTTGGAGGAGAATCCGAAGGTACAAGCGATGAGTACGGTATCAGTAACAAATGGGGATGGTTTAGTTTTATCCACTGGATATGTGATGGAGATATTACAAGAGTTGACATTGTTACGGAATACCCCATTCACAAAACCCTCCTTTGGGGTTGTTACAAAACCGATATGGCAGAACTTGAGAAAAAAGCAATCCAAAAAGCATATAACAGATGAACAATAATCACGTAGGCACGGCATTCCAGATATTCCGTGAGATAGCAGATGAATTAGGGTGGAACTATTCCCACGGCACATTGGATGAACATTCATTGAAAGCCGTAACCGTGTACCCACTATTGCACGTAACAATGCAAAATGCATCGTTGACCGATGTAACTGAGCAATTTACTTTCAATATTTTAATAGCAGATATAACGAACTATTTAAAAGGCGAAAATGAACAACAAGATTTGGTTGACACTTATGAACTTATTGGCTACACTGAAAATCAGAACTATGCACACATTTTGCAGAATCTGTATGTGGAATTTTCCCGCATGATTTACGCTAAAGAAAAAGAGTATTATTCCCAAATTCAGTTTAATAGACCAATTGCATTTGTACCATTCACCGAGGGTGGTGGGGATGTATTAACAGGGTACAACGTATCCATATCCATAAACCAAATTAACCCTTGGGTTACTGATGGCACTTGTTACTAATGGCAATTGAATACACCAATACAAAGTTAGTGGCTCAAAAGATGGCGAATTTTTACGCCTCCCAAGCCAAATTGGAATTGGAAGCCAAACACACCCGTGTTGCTATTCGTGCCAAATGGAAAAAGGTGGGTAACGATTGGCAGCCCGTTAACGTGGTAAAACAAAAGATACGTGCCAATTATGTTGCATCGGGTAATCTGGTGCGATCTATCAAACCATTTGTGGATGGTATGGAGTTTGGTATTACCATGGATTGGTATGGTGAGGCAATCCGTAAAGGTAGGCAGCCAATGGGTAAATTTAGAGGCGGTAAAGGGATACCACCAACGGCAATGGATGCATGGGTAATGAATAAGAGATTACGTCCAAAAGACCCATCAAGTGGACAATTTTTGTCCAATACATCCAAAAACAAAAACGCCATGAAATTCCTAATGAATAGGAAGATAAAGCACTTTGGTATTGAGCCGTTCGATTTCCTATCCAAGGCAACCGTATCCACCAATTTTAAATTCAAACAAGAGTTAGAACAAGCAGTTAAACAAGATATACAAAATTATGTCCGTAACATTTGAGCAGCAGCCATCGGGTAACATGGGGGCATTATCGCCCATCATTTACCAAGTATATGATACCGATTACACCAAAACGGGGTTTTACTACCTATTTGATGTATATGTTTGGAATGGTTCGGCATCATTCCCAGCAAACCCAAACTATTCCATTACCAAGTACCCCGACCAATACGCAAACAATCGGGCATGGATAGACATTCATAAATTGGTAAACCAAGCCTTAACCGAAGATTTCTTGGAGGTAGGCACGTACAAACCCAATGTAACTGGTGGAGCGTGTTATTTTGGCGTTAAATGCAAAGGGGTATGGGCTACGGGTTCGGGTTCGTTTACATCCTCAAACATTAAATTAGCCACCAATGGTTGGACATATACCCAAGACGGATTCAATGCGACAATTGCAGCGGATATTTACACCGAAAAAAGTACGTTTTATATTACTGATGACACCCCATCGTATTACGTATGGTATAACGCAAGTGTAATTACATCCATAACCATTGGAGCGACATCAATAACACCCGTTGCGGTTACAAGTTCGGGAAATGCCATCCAAGGGGTGGATATCATCCAGTTATTACAAGCCGCAGGGGTATCGACAAACACAAACATTACGTTTACCTATGCGAGTGGCACGTATACATTCCCAATAAAATATCAATGTGAGAACAAGTACGGATCGGTTACCATCCATTACCTTAACAGATTTGGCGTGTATGAAACCATGGTATTTAATGCGTTAAGCCGTAGGAATTTTAATTATACACGTGAATCCTATGAACGCCCAATATTTAGGCAACAAGACATGTCCTTGGCGTGGGATTATGGGGTGCATCAAACACAGAATTTCTTAACCAATGCCACCACGACACTCATTGTAAACACGGATTATATTCCAGAGGCATACAACGCCCAGATACAAGAGATTTTTGCATCGGACAATTTGCTTATTGACGATGGGGGCGATGCATATTCCGCACGGATAACCGACACGGCATTCAATCGACTAACCCGAATAAACGATAAATTGATTCAATACACTTTGACAATTGAATACAACCATCCATTAATCAATAAACTAGTAAGGTAATGAATGTTAGATTTAGTTTAGAGATTGCAGGAACGCCAGTTGATTTATTCCAAGATGAGGTAGTTCAATTGACACGTCAAGTTAAGGACGTTTCCGACCTATCACAAGCCCGTACCGATTTCACCCAACAATTTACCATACCATCAAGCCCCACCAACGATGAAATATTTTCAAATTACTTTGAAGAAAACATTGTATTGGGCAATTGGAATGCGTACCTAAAATTGGATGCCACCATTTACGTTCATGGATTGCCTACGTTTGTGGGATGCGTGGAATTGAGTGGGGTTAAATACTCCAATGGTTTGGCACGGCAATACGATATTATATTCTATGGACAAGCCAAAAACGCAATGGCATTGTTTGGAGAAGATTCCATGATTGATGTGGATTGGACGGATTTGAATCATGAGGTAACGGCAGCAAATATCACAAGTTCATGGCAGCAAAACTTATTGAGTGGGGATGTCATGTATCCTATTATTGATTGGCACGTAGGTTATACCTATTCCCGTGGATTCCAAATTGTCAATAATATAGCCCGTAACGATGTGGGAGGGGTTCAGATTAATGACCTACGCCCATTGGTACGTATTAAAAAGATGGTGGAATTATGTTTTACCAATGTTGGGTACACATTGAGCGGGAGTTTATTAGACCGACCCGAGTTTGATGATTGGTATGTTGCACCAATGGGGGTGAGTGGTCCAGTACAGAACTATGCCAATGATGATGCTAAGATTGAAGTAAAAAGAACAAGTTATACCATCCCGAGTGGTTCATTGCCTTGGCGTGGCAGTATTAAATTCCCATACAATACCGAGGTGGTGGATGTATTAAACTTGTATAGCACAAGTACCTACATTTATAAAGCCCCATACAATGGTAATTACAAAATCAAACTTACTTGGAATATAACAACAATAAATTCAGGGGGAATTTATAATAACCCATTTAGGTTTGCCCCATCCATCAATAGAAACCCAACGATTGCGGGAGATGCAATTGATACTACTGGTTTACATGAGCGTGAATATGTTATTGGGTTAAACCAAGGCGATGACTTATCTATTATGGTTGGATGGGAATTTGGCGGTACATTGGGGGAATGTAAGTTTGAAATAATTGAAGTACCCTATGGGATAACTAATAGCACATTAAATTTATCCTATGTAATGCCCGATGTTAAGGTGGTGGATTTTATCCGATCGTTCATGGAGATTACCAATTCCGTATTAGTACCCGTAAGTGATACTGAATTTGCATTGCACAACATTGAAGATTGGTATCAAGTTGGTGCGGTTAAGGATTGGACAAAGTACATTGATATTCGGGAGATTTCACACGAGAAAATGAACATCCCCAAGTCAATTGAAATGACCCATTCGGAGGGTATGGATTTAGCAAATCAAGAAATTGTATCCAAGTTTGCACGTAGATTCGGTGAGATAAAGTTTAGCCCCAACGTGGATTTTGCCAATGATGAAATGCGTGTTGAATCCATCTTTAATATTTCCGTGCCATCCATAATGCGTGAGATAAACGATGTGGGCAATGTTATCAATTTAACCGATTTACAAATTCCCGTCATGTTGGATAAGGATAATAAACCCGTTCAACACAATTTCATGATGTTCTTTTTTGCTGGTTATGAGGCAATAAATTATCCGTATTATTTCAATGGTACACAATATAGCAATTTGGCGATTGTAAGCCCCTATTCTGCACATCCAGTAACCAAAACTAGTTACTCCCTATCCTTTGGGTTAGAAACGGCATTGGCGGGTAATATGGCGTTAAATACGTTGTTTAAATTGTACTATCAAAACTACCTATCTCGATACTATTCTACCAAGTCAAGGTTAGTGCGTATGAATGCGGTGATACCCGTGGGCGAATGGTTAAATCTTGAATTGAACGATACCATCAATGTTAGTGGTAATAAATACAAGATTCAGAAAATTGACTACGATATTTTAAACGAACGTGCAGTAATTGAATTGGTAACGTATCAAGATGTAACCATTATTGAATTGGATTCGGATGGCAACGAGGCAGATTGGACGGATGCGACAAGCGACCCAAGCAATGGGGCAACCTTGATAGGCAATGCCATTGTAGGGCGTAACCTAACCAATTCAAGACCATTTGGGGCAATCAATTATGTAGGTATTCCACAACAAACCACGTACAACGACCAAAATGTGGGGGGTATGAAAACCATTACCAACCAATTGTTCAATCGGTTTAGGCGTACGGTTATGACTGCATACAATGACGTACCCGTTGCAACGGCAACCACGGGGGACGATCCCGTTTACATGGGATTTGAGGGGTTTGAATTAATGGGACAGGAACGCATTACATGTTCGTTGGTAGATTCATGGATGTATGATGAATATGGTGGGCAATTCAGATTAACGGCATCCGTATCGTATGAGCATACCTCCAATCAGCGTTTGGCATTTGCTATTTACGTGGATGGTGCGGAAACCTTGGCAAAAATGATAACTACCTCCAAGGGAGAAACGGTAACCATTACCACCCTAATAAATATCGGTGCAGAGCAAAAAGTACAAGTGGCATTTTATAATGTAGATAACAACAATCATGCAATCGAAATCAATGCGGTGCGTTTAATAATGGAATTACAATAATGATAAACTTAATAATCAAATTGGCAATGTCGCAAGAATGGTATGGGGTATCCGATACCGTGGAAATTGCAAAGGGGAAAAATCAATATGTCCAAAATTGGCAACAAGTAAAACGATTATATAAGAGAGGGTTTAAGTCATGGCAGAAGAAATAAAATATGTGTTTAATGCCGATGTTTCGGATTTAAACACACAATTAAATAAACTAAACAAGAATTTAGAATCCAGTAACAACGCAGCCGAAAAGGCGGGGGATAAGTTAACGGGGTTTTCCAAAATCACTGGTAAGGTTGCATCTTCATTTAAGAAATTAGGCGATACGTTAAAGGGTGGTTTTGGCGTTGGTTTAGCGGTTAAGGCGTTTGATTCGTTGACGGATGCTATCACAGAAAACCAAGAGGTACAAGATGCATTGCAACGTGGCATGATAGTGATTCGTGCCATTGCAACACAATTAGTACAAGAGTTTAAACCATTGGGAGAATTTTTAACCAAGGTTTTCAACGACCCTTTACAAGCGTTAAAGGATTTTGGAACGCTATTGTACGAAAATGTAGTTACACGATTTGAGGGTTTGATGGAATTGATACCCCAATTAGGTAAAGCCATTGGGTTATTGTTTGAGGGTGAATTTAAAGAAGCGGGTAAAGTGGCAGTGGATGCCGTTGGTAAAGTTGCATTAGGTGTTGAGAATACCACGGAGAAGGTTACCAACATGGTTAAAAAGGTAGTTGAGGTTACTACTCGAGTAAGTAAAGCCGCATCCAATGCATTTGATATTTCCGCAGCCGTAGTACAAGCCGAAAAGAATGTTGCACGATTGCAAGTGTTGTATCAAGGTATTGTTGAGAAATACGACCAAATGGCGGAGAAACAACGTCAAGTTAGGGATGATGAGAATAAAACTATTGAAGATAGAATTGCAGCCAATAAACAATTGCAGTCGGTATTGGCAGAGGGTGAGGCAGCCGAGAAAAAGAATTTACAAGAACGGATTGCCAACCTAAATATTCAAATACAAGCCAATAAGACAAACCAAGATTTATTGAATGAACGTTTGGCATTACAACAAGAATTAATTGGCGTAGAGGCGAAGTATGCGGGTTTAACATCCGAAACCCTCACCAATGAAGTATCGTTGAAACGTGAGGCACTTGAAATTGATAAATCAAGGCGTGAATCGTTAATATCCCAAACCGAATTACAAAATGAGGCATTATTAGCGGATAAACAAGCAGCCGTTGAACGTGCAGAATTAATCCAAGACGAAGTTGACAGATTAACCGAGGCAAAACGTGCGGAGGAAGATTTAAGGCAAACAGAAATTGACCAATTATTAAATATCCGTCAATTAAGACAATCGGAATTTGAAACCCAGTTATCGGAGTTGACCGTTGGCACCCAAGCGTATCAAGATGCGTTAAATGCACGTAATGAATTTTTAGCGGAAAGTGTAAGCAAAGAACAACAATTACAAAAAGCCAAAGAAACATACACCATCAAGAGCGAAGCAGAAATTGCCAAGGCAAAGAAAGCGGCAGTAAATGCTGCATTGGAAGCAACGGCAATAGCACTTGGAAGTGTTGTTGATTTGGTTGGTGCAGAATCAAAATGGGGTAAAGCATTGGCGGTAACACAAGCCATCATTAATACTTATTTAGGTGCATCCAAGGCATTGGCAGAGGGTGGAACGATAGGCCCTATATTGGCTGCTGGTGTTATTGCATCGGGGTTGGCACAGGTTAGACAAATTACAATGACTAAATTACCCGATCCTCCATCCGAGTTTGGTGGTGGCGGTGGTGGTGATGCATCTGCATCCGTACCTACACCATCATTTGCCCCAAGTGTGGGAATCGTTGGCGGACAGATAGGCAACAATGCACAATTGGCACAAGCATTTGGTGGGGTAATGCGTAAACCAATTAAAGCCTATGCCGTTGGTCAGGATATGACATCACAACAATCATTGGATAGGCATATTTCACAAAATGCAACATTAGGTAAATAATACGTTTGATAAATATGGCACAGAAAAAAGCTATTAAAGTAGAATTTGCTGAAAACCCAAAAGAGGTTGGACAAAAAATAAAAAAATCAATTGATTCAAGTAATGAAGTTGCAACAAGAATGCAGAGAATTTCTGTTGATGTTGGTAACTGGGCGTTGACAATTAACAATGCATTAAAGGAATTAGAAAAAGCAAAAAGTGCCGCAAGATTAGGAAGAATGCAATCCGAAAAAGCAAAACAAAAGGATGCTGCTAAACAATGGGGTAAACTTGAAGATGAAGCGACTAATGCCATTGCACAATATAGCAAGTTAGCCAAGGCAGTTAAAGTTTTAGATTCTGCATTATAATGAGAATTGTCGAACTCATATTGGATGAGCAACAATTAGCCACAGGCATTGAGGCAATTTCCATCGTGGAAGCACCTGCGATTGAATCCAATTTTATTGCCCTAAACAAACAAAAATTTGAGTTCAAAACAATGGATTCGGAAAAACGTGTGTTGTTAGGCCCTGCATTGATTCCCAATAAACCTATCTATCGTAATCAGGAATTAAATGGTAAACAGGAGGAATTCTATGTTTACTTTTCCAAGG